CTACGCCTATAGCCGTGCCACTGGCGCCCCAATCCCCGAAGATCCCGAAGAACGGGCACAGATGGCACCAGAAGTACTGGAATTCCGCCGCAATCAACTCAAAGCTACGCAACAAGAGTCAAATCCCCTTGGTGCGTTGGGTACTGCTGCAGCTGCCGTAGGTGCATTAGCAGGTTTGGGGTTTGGTGCCAGGGCCTTAATGCGTCGTGGTCAACAAATCCCCAAAGGTCCAGCTAAATCAGCAACCGCTGGTGTACGCCAAGTCAATCTTGCGGACATGGAACAGGCAGTACGTCGCGTTGCTGCCGAACCTGCACCATCGCAAACTCCTCCCACAAGACAAGAAGTTTATAAAGCTGTAGCCGAAAAGCCAGAATCAGAATTACCACGAGTCTATCGCCCCAAAAGCGACATTTACGACCGTATTTCTCGTGCAGCTGATCCAGATGCAATTCAAGCTGATACGTTAATTACAGATCCCAATACAGGGGAGATCTTTGCACGTGGCAGAAGCCCTCAAAGTTTCGCTGAAACGTATGTGTCACTGCGTCCCGCTTTAACCGGTCAGCGCACTGATCTTCCAACTGCAAGAACTCCTGGCACACTGCAAGGATTCCTTCAAGACATTGCAGGCAGAACAAACTTAACTGATGTTCAAGATCAAGAAATTTTTAATACACGCAATCAGTTCATTAATGCGGTTGAATCTGGAGAAGATCAAACAACAGGTCGTGTTTTAAAACAAGTCAATATTGCAGATCCTTGGGGAGAAGCAACCATTCCTCCCTCTGCAATTAACGATCAACAAGCAACGCCTTTACTTCCTGCTGCAGCTGTTAGTCAACGAGAAAAAGCCCAAGAGTTTCTTCAATCTCGTTTTGAAGAATTAGGCGTCACAATTCCAGGCCGTTACCGGCGAGAACGTGCCATGGGTCAGGACCCTGCTATTGCAGAAGCCATGGAGCTGTATGCATCCACTGGTGATCCATCCGTTTTATCTCGTTTGTCTGCAACACCGTCTTCTCCACTGTCCGTGGTGCCGCGTGTTCAAACAGAGCTTCGTGACAAGGAAGAGATCCCAACTGGTATGTTCTTCAAACCTACAGGGCAAGGTGAGTTTGTTGACGACTTGTTCGAAAAAGACATTGCGTTAACAAACAAAATTTCTAATCTTGGCGCTGCTAAACAAGATATTTTAAATCGCCTGGAGGAAATTGATCAGTTAGAACCGCAACTTCGGTTTGCAGCTGCAGATGAACCAGACCAGGGTGGGTATTACACTCGGATGCTTAACAAGATGATGTTTGAGCGTCAGAGTTTAAATCCTGATGCAATCAATGCTGATCTCGGCGACGCTCTTGTGGAACGAGATTTTGTTCGCTCTCAAATGGAGTCTTTGGAATCCCTTGGATCTAAATACCAAATGATACCGCGTCAAGAAGGAGTGCGTCCTTTCTTTGAAGTGGATCCAGTCAGTGGTGAACCCATTGCCGAAACCCTTGAGCTTCGCAGCGGTCGCCCTTCTGTTCAGTTAGAAGAAGAAAAAACTGGTGGTGGTCGTTATTACGCAATGCATGATCCAGAATCGCAAGCTGGTTCTAGCATTGGCATTTATGGTGTTGAGCCACGTAACTTCCCAATTGCCGATCCAGAGCTTCGTCCTACTGCTTTGCAACGGGAAGAAACCAAGATGACTTTACGTCAGGGTAGTTACCCTGAATTCAAAACAGCTGTTACTTCTACACCTGAACAAAAACTTTCTTCTATAAATATGTCCCAAGCCGTTCTTAGGGCAGCTAAACAACAAGCAACACGAAATCCTAGGGGTGGAGTCTTGCCAGATGAAATCACTACACTCCGTCGGCAAATGGCGCAACCTGCTGGCGTTGAACAAGTTTTTACTGACGTACAAGAAACGGTAAGTCCTATTCCACCTCAACAGCTGGGATTAGAAGGTGTCACCGGTTACTCTGCAAGACAGTTTAAATCTCCTGCTGATCTTGCAGCTGAGCAGCTTGAGAATTACATGAGTAAACTACAAAGAGGACGCTCGACTCCATTAACTTCAGAAGTTGTTATTCAACCACGTCTTGTGTGACCATGGCAAAAAATAAAAAAGATAAAAAGTGGATCCAAGGGATGGAGATGAAGGAAGGTGCCTTCACTGCTAAAGCTAAAAAACGTGGCATCAGTTCAGCTCAGCTTCAGGAGAACGTACTGTCCAACCCAGATAAGTACGACGAGAAAACTGTGAAGCAAGCAAACCTTCGCAAAACGCTGGTAGGCTTACATAAGAAAAAGAAAGCTAAATGAAAATAGATAAACCCAAAACCTCACCAGAAAAGTACATCGGTTTTGGTGGTAACCAAGACAAAAAGCTATCATTCAAAGATCAATACGATCTACCTGCAAAGTCTCAGGAAACACCCTGGGTCACATCACGGTTTGGTCCGCAAGATCTTGTAAAGGCTATTGCTAATAAACGGTTAAATTTCAACGACCTTAACTTTCTTCCTGAAGGGCAGGCAGTTCAAGGTTATGAGATGTTTCCTGGACAAGGACGTTTCAGCATGAAAGATGACTACGATTTCTCAATCGGTCGTCCAGCAACTCCCAACTTTCCAGAACAACAACCCGACTTTGATCCAGCCTGGAACGACTCTTATCTTTCCAGCCCAATTATTCCACCAGAAGATAAAACTAAAAATCCTTTCCCACGTAAAGATAACATTGATCCCAATGGTTACTTGCTTGCCATGCTTGCAAATTCAGGCAGTACAGCCATTGCTCCGTTCCCTGAACTCATCAACGAGAACCCACAGTCTTCTCCTTCGATCTAAGTTAAACAAATTAAAATAAAAGGATATAGGTAAACAATATGAATCTGTTTACGCGCCTGCTTCAGTACGCATCCAAGAATAAAGACCTGTTTGGTAATGTAGCTGCCGGCAGTGCGTTATCGGCGGGTTTCGGAATGATGGCCGGTGGTCCTGGAGTTGGGCTTGCCTATGGCCTGGGTGACCTTGTCACCGCTCTCCCGTTGACTGCAGCAGCACGTAAGCTTCGTCCCGCCAAAAGTCGTCGCGTTGAAGTTGCCCCAGGTAAGTTTGAAGAAGAGCTTGTACCGTCTCGCCTGGAAACTGTAGCAAACCTCGGCGGCTCTTTAATTTCTCCATTTGCAACAGAAGCCGTACTTGGAGGTTTGTTACCTCAGCCACAAGCTGTTCCGACGCAGGTTTCGCAGGAACAGCAGATCATGCAGCAAATGATGCAACGTCAAGGCATCAATAACTTAGAAGTTCCTCAAGCTGTTGCTCCTGGCACCCAGTTCCAAGCTCAAGGTATTGAACAGACGTTTCTCGATAATTACCGCCAGCAAGTTACCAAGATGCTCCCCAACCTCCCCCCTGGGTACATTGAAGAGATGATTGCAATGGGTGGAGCAGTCTAATGAATCCCCTTAGTTTTTTAAAGGAATATAAGCGTGGTTTTAAAAAAGCAGATGTCGCTCAGATCCGCATGGTTCGCAAGGGACTCGGCTATGGCGAAAGTGTTTTAGACCCACGGTTTAAGCAAGCAATTAAAGCAAAAGGAATCTCAGCGCGTGAGACACCAGCACAATTCCTGGGCGCCTATACCTCTCGCATGTTAATTGATGTGGGTAATGATGGCACACGAACCTACTGGTGGCGTTGGAATCATCCCCTTGCTATTGCACAACGTGTAGCCGAGGTTGGTGTTCAAGAAATTGATACGCCTACGGGACGTGCTGCGGCAGGTTTGGCTATTGCCGTACCCGCTGTTGCCGCCGCTGGTACTTACGACATTACTAATGTTGGCCAAGCATTTAGGCCAGAAGGATATGCGCAAAGTTATTCTGAGCCTGGTACCGATGACCGTAGAGAGACGCAACAACCAGTACAAGAAATTGTCGAACGCTTTTTCTTAGGACGAACTGGCGAGCCCTTAAAATATGCAACTGCTAAAGAAGAAATTCCTGATTTAACGCCAGAGCGTTACGGCAATTATCTCAACTTCCTTTACAACGAAAAAGGTTTGTTGGGCCTTGGCGTTGTCAAAGGAACCATGGAAAACCTTCAAGGGTATCCGGAAGCTCGCATGTTGGGCTTCCCGGTCAACCTTCCCATGGCAGGTGGCTTTGTTGCTGGTACGGCAGGAGCCAAACTTGCGGCATCCGGGGGAGGCACTCCTAAGCAACGTTCAATCCGTGGTGCAATTGGTGGCGCGGTTGGTTCTCTCCTGGGCGTAGCAGCAGGCAATACTGCGAATGAAGTTATTGCTTCTGGTAACCGACCTCAGTTACCAACAACTGCAGAATATGGTGTGACTACTGGTAAAATTTAAAATATAAGAAATAATCAAATAGATGGCTCGCATTTTTACCGATCCGGCCACTGGTAGAACCTACATGGGTGACCCCGCATCCGGGGAAGTGATGGAGGTTGGTAGCGCCGCTCAACCACAGGGCCGTCGCGCTATGGCGCAACAAGGTCTTCAAGATTTTGTGCAACAACTTAAAACGGGTACTGGTACTGCAGTAGAAGCAGTTCAGCAAAAAGCCGCAGGCGCAGGTGAATACATCAGGAATAAACCGATACGTGCCGGTCTTCGCGGTGGCTTAGCCGGTGGTGCTTTGATGGCCATTCCTTCTCTGATGGAAGGTCGTCCTGCTGAAGCCTTTGGTGGACTTGCAGGCTCTACTGCTGGTGGTGCTGCTGGTGCAGCCCTTGGCACCGCACTTCTTCCTGGCGTCGGTACCGTTATTGGTGGCCTTGCAGGTTCCGCTCTGGGCGGCATGCTTGGCGGCAACGTAGCCGAGACTGTAGTTTCTGCATATACCGGTAAACCCCCAACGGGTAAGACGGGTACTGAGGTTCCACAACCCCCACGTTCCATTGAAACCCCCCTGGGACGTATCAACCTGAATGAAGCGGCATCGATGGAAGATGCCATGAACCGTAATCAAAAGCGTCAGCTTGATTATTACGGCACCATGATGGGAATGACCACGTCCAATCTTAAGGACCTGACTCAATTCCAGAACGATCAAGAAATTAATATGCAAAAAGCAATGCTTCCGATTACCACGAAGCTTGCTAACGATCAGCTCACTCGTGCACAAGCACTGATCAATACCCAGAATAACGCTTACATTCAACAGATGATGGTTGGCGCACAAGCCAACCTTGCCCTTGGTGCACAACGTGAGCGCGGCGCCACGATGCGTCAAGCCCTGGCCACCAACCCATATGTGGTTGCCCTTGGCGCCCCCAACATTTCTATTAGCTGAGGTATAAACCCATGGCAGATCCTTCTTTGTTTGGTGATTACTTTTCTTCCACTTCTGGAATGGGTAATCCAGCAACACCTCAGGCTGGAGCCTACGATCCATGGGAGCAAGACATTCTTAAGAAGATGAGTCCGGATGTTGCCGGTGCCATCATGCTCAATAAAAAACGCGAAGATGTTTATAACGATCCCAATCGTTTTGGTGAACTTCTCAACGTTATGAAAGAGTTTCGCGCAGAGGAAGCTGCAGGTGCTGCCAAACTTCAAGCTGAACGCGATAAACGAGCATTCCAATACAATTTAATTGCAAGCATCCCGCAGACAATCAACCAGGTCAGTAGCAACCTGGCGCAGATGACCTACAACGCACCACGCCTTCAGATTCTCGCTGGCATCCCTGATCAGATCCGTGCGGCCTATGGTTCAATGCCTGCAATTAATGTTGCTCGCACACGAGGATTTAGTTAATGCTGACATATAATTAACTCATGACTTTTTCAGTAGATACAACTGGTTTGAGCTTTGGCGGTTCTCCGCTAGGAACATCTTCCTTTTTTGGTTCAGTTCCCTCTTATTCAGCCAATGCATCATCGGTAAAACCTCTTAGTTTAGGAACTTCAGGTATGGGACCTTTAGCAATTGGTGCAGCAATCGCAGCTCCCGTCATTGGCGGGATCTTTGGACAGAGCGCAGCACAACAACAAGCAACTGCAACAGCAAAAGCTGCAGCAGAAGCAAGAGAGGCTACCGAGAAAGCAGCGAAGATTGGTGCGCAAGCACAAATCGCTGGCCAGCTTGGAGGCTTTGGTCTCGACTACCTTACATCTCGTTACGAAGGCGGCGCTGGCGGCGCTTTAAATCGTATTAATTCTGCCCGCGATTATGTTCAGCGAGCAAACATTGAAGCCAATAATCCTTCTGTAGTTGCACTGCGTTCCGTTGAGCGTTACGAAAACCGCTTGCGTAATGCGATGCCTGGCTACATGCCTCCTTCTACTTTGTTTGTGTGATTTAAAATAAAAACAATATCGAGGTTGACATGGCAGGCACCAATTTTTTTGAGTATGCATCTAGCAAGCGTTCCGGAGATGATGAAATTTCGGATCGTCTTGGTGCAATTGAAACTGCCCTTGGAATTCAAGCTCAGTCCCCTCTGCAATCTTACCTTGGTGGCGGCGTAACCAAGGAAAAGAAAGGAAAAGGCGGAGGCTTGGGCACCAATAAACTATTTAAAATCGGCAATATCCCTATTAAACAAATCCAAAGAACAGAAAAAGATCTTACGCAAAGTGCTCCAGATTACGCTGAGTTCTTGGCCGGCCAAGTTTCTCGTGGTGAACGTAGCCCCATAGAAGCATCAGATCTATACGCAGACTTTGGCCTTGCTTACGGTATTCCCGATGCATTTAAGACGGCTTCCACCCTGGGCAGCATGGCGATGGGAGCAGCGCCTGAAGGTGTTGTAGAGCGCTACCGTCCTTTCCAACAGTTCGCAGCTCAACAGCTTGGTATTAATCTTTCCGAGCAAGATATTAAGTCGACGGAAGCAGCAGCTCGTGCTTTAGGTAAAACAAGTCCAGAGGCCTTCTCCCAGTTCCTTGGCCAGAAGATGCTGACTTCACCGGAGTACATCCGCAAAACGCCCTTGGCATTTGCCGCTAATCTTCCCTTTGGCGGTCAATATGGCGTTGGTTACTCCCAACCCAATGGAACACAGACAGGCACCTATCGGTTCAAACCGCCTTCGACTGTAGATTACAGTTGATTTCCGCTCTTATACTAAGTATTAATAGAGAAAATAAACATGGCCGGCGCACTTCAATCTTTTTTTGAACAGCAACGCAAGCGAGGCGTTCAACTTTCTGGCGCCCCGAAAAAGCAACTAACGCAAGCAATTCAACAAAAGGGTAAAGCTGGCCAAGGTAAAAAAATTACGGCGGCTGAACTTGCAAAAGGCAGGGCAACATACGCAAAGAGTGGCGGCACAGATTATTTAGCAACAATTGGTAGAACCTATAAACCTACACAACTTTCATCACAAGTTCAAGGTAAGTTAAGGAAAGCTGGATTCACGCAAGACACAACCGGTTATTACACAAAAGCCGGTCCTTTAACAGGCAGTGCCTTAGACAAAGCACTTGCCGCTGGCTATGATCCCCAAGAAGTGCGCTCTTACCTTGCTGGTAATTTTGCTCAGAGTGCATTAGATGATCAGATTTCTAAATTCCTTGGTCAAGGTGGCCAATATAAATTAGATCCAGAGACAGGACGCTGGTCTAAACAATCTTTAGATGTGGGGCCAAACGCTGTTGCAGGCATGGGAACAGTGACTGGCAACGAGGGTATTTATAGCGGTATCAATCCTGATGAAGCCCCTGGAGCAACTCCGTTTGAGATGCAGTATGCCGCAGCAATTGATCCCTACAAGATCCAAGCAAAATCGGCTGAACGACTCGGTCGCCTGGGACAAGCCACCGATCTTCTTGGTCGCAAGATGGCTTATGGCACTGAATACGATATTGCAAAATTAAATCGTCTTCAAAACTTACAGCAAGCTCAGATCCAACAAGCTAATTACTTGTACAACTTAATTCCTTCAGCTTTCTAAACCCACTGGTATAATTAGTTTCAGTAGCTCTTATGGACTTTAGTTCTCCGCCGGTGAAACCAGAGGTCATGTCTGGGACGCCCTTTGATATTCAAGGTTTCAAAAATCTTTTAGATACCTTGAAAGAATCAAAGCAACAACAAGAGAACAAAGCGAAACCCTTATACACTCCGGAGTAATAACGATGGCTAAAAAAGGTGGCGGCGGTGGCGGTGGCGGCGGCGGTGGCGGCGGCGGCGGTGGCGGAAACCAAGGTGGCGGCGGCGGCGGTGGCGGTGGCGGCGGCGGTGGCGGTGGCGGTGGCGGAAACCAAGGTGGCGGCGGCGGTAGAGCCCCTGCTGCAGCCCCAGCTCCCACACCTGCACCTGCTCCCACACCTGCACCTGCCCCAGCAGCAAGACAAGCCGCTGTAGCTGCACCACAACAACGCGATCAACAACAACAGCAGCAACAACGCGATCAACAACAACAGCAGCAACAACGTCAAGCTTCTCAATCAAACCAAGCTCGTCCTACGCCTGCTCCAGCAGCTGCACCCCAACAACGTACTCAGCAGCAACAACCACAGAGTCAACAGGCCAAGCAACAAGACCGTGTTGCTAACTTGACGCAAAAAGCTAAAGACCTAATTAAAAACGCAAGTGCAGAAGGTATTGCTGACCCTGGTAAATTTAAAGATATTCTTGGTAAGTTAAAAGACTTAGGCAAGAGCAACAAAGTAGAAAATCTGCAAACGCAAAAGCGAGAAGCTGTTGCGGCTGCACGAATAACCCCTACTTCTCCACAAAACCAAGACCCGACTACATCTACGTCCGGAATAACCCAAGATGATTTGAATGCTGCTATTGAAAATGAGTTTGCTAATTTTGAATCTGGTGGATTGACTCAGGAAGACCTTGATGCGGCTCTTTCCGGATTTGCAGAATCTTTTGGTCAACAAGAGCCTGCACCTCAAGTAAGCACTGGCTCTTCCTTTGATCAAACCTATCAACAAGATCTTACGGGTTGGTTAGATCAGTACAAGACGGAACAAGCTGGACGTGCAGCTGATTATCAAGCAATGTTAAATGACCTTGCTTCTCAAGAAGGTCAATTTGATCCAGAACGTTTCCGCAGCCTTCTGCTTGAGTTAGAATCTTCTAGGAAACGTCAAAAGGAATGGAATGAAAGGTCAGCAAGAGAGGCGTATAAGTATTAAAAACGAAAGCACCGTTGACAGCGGTGCTTTTGAAGATTGGTTTATTGAACAGCAGGAAGATGTTCAAGAATCTTTTCACGCGTTTGCTGCTGACAATTATTCGTTTATTGAATGCTTTCTTTATGCCCGCTTCCTTGGTTATGTAGGAAACATCCTTGCCTGTGAAGCTTGGGTCAAAAGTCACTACCCCAAGCCTGATCACAGGAAAACTCTTCTGATTGAAATTGAAGAGATGCGAGAAGACATCCGCAAACTTCGCGATGATATCGAGAATTTTGCTGTCAAGCGAGACGCAGGTGTTGCGCGTATTGCCTCAATGCAAAAAGAACTACGCGGCACAATTCACCAAGTTGAGCAATATACGTCTGCCAAGGATCGCAAAGGTTTATTGATGGCTGGTGCTGATCGTGCCATTCGTGAGTTAATGTTTATTTTTAAAGATGATCCCATTGAAGCCCCTTTGCACGAAGCAAGCATGAGCGTCTGGGCTCGCATGCAGCTTGAAGAATAAATAAAGATTAGAATAAGAAAAAACATTTACTATGGCCAAAGGTAAAATGCCTCCTCAACTTCTTGAGCACTTCAAGAAAAGAGAAGCCAAAAAGGAAGACGGTACTGAAATGAGTGATAAGGAAAAGCGGCGTGCTGCTTTAGATAAAGCTCGTAAGTATCAAAATAAAAAACGTAAGAACGCAGAAGGATAAGTTAGTATTCATTAACTGGTTGAATACTTCTCGTGCCTTCTTATCTTCACCTGGCTTATCGAAGGAACGCACGCGCTGCTTCCAAGAATTATCAACTTAAGCCAAATAAAAATCTTGAGGATTTAAAGAAAGCACGGGAAGATTTTGGTTTCTTTTGTGAGTACGTAGCTGATAAACCCCCTGCGCAGCACCACAAGGATTGGCATCGGCACTTTGTCACGGAAGAAAATAGCAGTTGCCTCCTTCGGATCGCTGGCCCTAACGTAGACCTGCTTGCCCCCCGTGGCTCCGCCAAGAGCACCGTCCTTGGTCTTCTGACTGCATGGGCCATTGGCATCCACACGCAGGCTAAACGCCCCCTCCAGATTCTTTATCTGTCTTATACGGTTGACATTGCACGTTCTAAGTCTGCAACGATCAAGCGTATCATTGAAAGCAAACGATATCAAGAAGTATTTCCAGAAGTTCGCCTTTTGAAGAACGTTACCAGTAACGAGTACTGGTCAATTGATCACAAGTTTGCTGGTATTGACGTAACCGGTGATGAACAATTTACACTCTGCGCAGCAGGTCTAAAAGGTTCAGTGACCTCCAAGCGCTCTCATCTCGTCATGATTGATGACGCCATTAAATCTGCGGCGGACATCTCCAACCCTGACATCAGGAAAATGATGCAGGACAACTGGAACGCGGTGATTGCACCCACCATGTTCGAAGGAGGACGAGCTATCTGTCTTGGTACTCGCTTCAGACATGATGACATTCACGCCACCACATTCAACGAACAGAACAACTGGACTCAAATTGTTCTTTCCGCAATTACAAACGATCCCAAGACAGGTGACGAGCTTTCGTACTGGCCCGACATGTGGTCGTTGGATTACCTGAAGGAAAAGAAACGGCAAGCACCTATTGCTTTTTCGTTCCAGTACATGAATCAAATCATCAGGCAAAACGAGCTATCGCTTGCGCCTGAGCTGATTGTTAAAGCTGAGATTTCAACGGAGTTCGATACGCTTGGCGTTGGGGTTGACCTTTCTGCTGGTACTAAAGAGAAAAATGATTACACTGTCATGATTCTTGGCGGACGCATCGGTGATCGTATTCATATTATTGATTACCGCAGGTTGCGAGTCATGGGTAACCTAGAAAAACTTGACGCCCTTAAAGAACTCCTCAACGACTGGTCAATTCTTGGCAAGGACGCAAACGACAATTACTTCCCAACATATTCAACATGCGATATTTGGTCAGAAGCTGTCCAGTACCAGGCATCCCTTGAGGCCGATTTCAAGCGAGTTTGTTTAAACCAAGAAAGCCTCTACAACTTAATTTGGCATCCAGTCAAAGGATTCCGTGCAGATAAACTAGCCCGCTTCCGTGGAATCATGGGCATGTTTGAAGATCGTAAAATCATCTTTAATCGTTATCGAAACTTTACTAATCTCTTTGAAGAGCTTACCAACTTTGGCGTTAGTAGTCACGACGACTGCGTTGACGCTCTCGTTTGGCTTGTTACTGGCCTGGCAAGAAAAGGGCAATTGCAAGTTGATTACTAAACTTAGAATTGAAAGAAAGCATTTGTTGGTCTTGTGGGTCCGGAATACATTGCTATTGGCTTGACAGCCATAGTCTCAGCCATTACTGGTGGAGGGTGGGTCGCCAATCGTCTTCTTGATCGTCAACGAGAACGTATTCAACAAGCCCTGGACTACACCGGATCCCAGAAACGAAGGATTGACATCTTGGAAGATCAGATCAATCGGATGCCGATGGAGTACGTACTCAAGGTTGACTTCTTAAGAGAAATCAAAGAAATGCATGACAATTTTCGCGAAATTAATAATAAACTTGATAAGCTAATGGAAAAGATTTTGTCCAAATGACCTACGTCGTTGAAGTCCAGGAAGACGAGAACGGAGATCAGTTCATCGTCTTACCAGACGAAGTGATCGAGGATCTTGGTTGGCAGGAGGGAGATATTCTCAATTGGGATGTACGCGGAGAAGGGATTGTTCTTTCCAAGGTTCACGACCCATCTGGCTATGAAGTTTTAGAAGAGTAGAATATAAAAAATAGGTAAAAAAATGCGTTATTACGGCGGTCAACCTGTAGACATGGGGAATGCGGGAGCGTTGATGGCGGGTAGTCCAAGTTTTAATATTGGACCACGCAGTCCCTTCAAGGGAATGTCGCAGGAAGAACTAAACAAACTAAAAGAATGGGATCAACGTCCCGGCGAATTACAACAATATTACGAAAAAATTAATTCTCCTGGTCCCAAGCTTCCATTTGCGTACCAAGGCGGAACCTCCTTTCCCATTGCTCAAGCCTATCCAGGCGGACAAGCCATTGGAAATGCGGCAGGCATGCTCGGTGGAGAGATGGGAATGAACCCGGAACTCATGCAGAAGATGCAAGAACAGATGGCAGGTGCTGGTAGGCCACCCATTAATTTTGGCGTTGATATCGAGAACGAAAAAGTCAAGGCATTACGCGGCAATGTGAATGCACAACTGGATCCAAACCAGCGTGTCAACTTCGGAGGGCAATACAACGTCATTGATCAAACTGGACAGTTTGGCCTTGGATACCAAACTCCAACTTTTGGTTTTGATGTGAATGTTACGCGTACGTCTCCGATGATGGGCGCACCCGCTGGCTATGGTGCCATGATGAACATGAATAGTCGTTTTTGATGAAAAAGAAAAAGTTAGCCAAAGAAGCTCTTAAGCATCCGGAGTTATTTACTCCTGCGGAACTTGCTTATTTTGATCGCTGGCTTTGGCAACGAAAACAACACAAGAAAGCTGCTAAGATTGAGTTAAGTAAAAGGGAAAATAGTTAATGTCCGTCGACGCAAAGGCCAGGCTGCGGGAAATCGTCGAATCGTACCTGGATAAAGATTCTGGTACTGTTGTAGACACTGGTGTCGTTGCGTCGCACCTGGCACAAATGAAACTCTTTGGCATCCGCCAAGGAGTTGAGTTCTTTCCGGGCCAAGACAACTTTGGTGCACAACGCAAAGATTTTGTAGACCGAGTTGTTAAGTACAACCAGATCGATGTACGCCTGGACTCCATCTGGGATTACTTCCTGTGCGATGGTAAAGGCATTTTTTACATCCGTCCCACAAAACAAAACTACCGCGTTTATTACTTCCGCGAACACGAGTATCGCAGCTATTACAACGTAGATGGTGAGCTGGAAGAGGTGGTGATCATCTACAGCTACAAGGTTCGCAAGGCCGGCAGCTCGTACGATGGCATTAACATTGTGAACACCACGGGCACATCAATTACTGGTGAGCCGGGTTCTAAACGTTATATCCGTCTTTCGATCAAAGCAAATGAAATTGAAGAGACCCATTCAGACGCAGAATTAAGTTTTGATATGCCCTCTGGCATGGCGCCAGGGAAGAATAAAACATTCAAGAACTCACTTGGTTTCATTCCTTGCGTTGAAATCTTTAACAATCCCAAAGGTTTTGCAAAAGAGGGTGTTGGTGAATTTGATGCATTAGCCAATCACATCGTGACGCATGATGAGTTGGTGCGTACCATGCGGAAGAACGTTCAGTTCTTTGGCAATCCAACTTTGCTGTCATCTCGTCCAAAGACCGATTTGATCGAGTCTGGTGGCGAATCTATTGTTCAGCGTCCCTCGATTGCAGCCAACTCCGGCTTTGCTGGTGCCAGCCCCTTAAGCCGTTCGATGTTTAAGGCGGATCCCGTCTCTCGTGGTGTTGACGGTCAGATCCGTGTTCCACGCGTGATTGCCAACCTGGAGCCCAACGACCGTGTTGGTTATATCGTCCCGGATGCAATTACTGGAGACCAAAACAATTTTGCTCGTCAGTATCGAGAAGAAATTCGCACTGCTCTTGGTGGCGTTGATGAACTTTCTATCTCGGCAGGCGTCACCGCAACCGAATACAAATCACTGTTCGGTCGCGTTTCTGCTACGTCCAAGAAAAAGGCAACTGCAATTTATACGTATGGTATTTGCCGTTGCCTTGAGCTAATTATTTACCAAGAGGAACAGTTGTTCCGTATGTCGCTTGCGGCAGCGCTTGGTATTG